CGCCCAGCCCTTGCGTGAGCCGATACGCCCAAACTGGTCAATCACGCAATTGGTAGCAACCAGCGCAAAGCCAGCCGCCAAGTCCAAAGGCGAGTCTTGCGTATTCAGGCCAAAGAATCCTGGCGCTGAAATGCTGGCAGTCTGGAGGGCTTGGCTCATATCGCCACAAACTCTTGGTTTTCTGGATAGCGTGTGCCTTCCAGTGCAATTTGGTCAGACAGCATGGCGCGGTAAAGCTGGTAAGCCTCAGATGAACTTAGACCGCCGTCCTCGCCGCGCTCCACCAGCGCCCGTGCGTAGGCGTTTTGCACAACTAGAGTGTCAGGAACAAGTACAGATGTGCCATCAGCGGCCAATGTAGCTTGGGGCACTGTCAGGCTAAACGGGATGTTGAAGACCCCATCAGGTCGGGGGTACAGCACCACCTTGGTGTCGCCATTGCCGTCCACGCCGTCAAATGCGTAATATTGAGGGATGCCGTTTGTTGTTGGAACAAGGTTTTGGTAGCGATTCATCTCAACAAAACTGATGTTTTGTAGACCGATGTTTGATGTGGTGTTGATCGCGTCTTGTACTTGGAACTTCTGTCCAGCACCCGTCATCGAATAGATGTAGGTTGCGGCCACCGTGGTGATGGTGACTGTCTGACCCAGCACATTCCAGCTAAAGGCGTCCTCAATCTGGCGCTTGGCATCGTTGACGAACAGACCAATCAGGGTCGAGTAGGTAGTCTCATTGTTGGTCGAGACTTGCGTTTCACGCAAACGAATCAGCACGTTGTTGATAAGCTGGAGGTAGGTCATATTCTTTGCGCTCCTTCAACCTCAAAGGTTGCTATAAAACTGAATGTACTTCCCGCTTGCGTAGTAATTTGAATCTTGTCGCCTTCTTCCAAAACAATGTACGCAGCACCATCAAACTGAAGATACGCTTTTGAAGTAAAGTCGTAAGCAGTAAGAATGTCATAACTGGTCGCAGTGCTTGCGTCATACCAAGCAACAGTGATGTGCTTTGTCGATCCACCAGTGTTGTGGATGTACATCACCGTAAATTTGGCGTAATAACCCGTCGGCACTGTGTAGACAGTGGTCAATACCGCCGCAGCAGGGCTAACTCCAACGGATGATGGCCTCATTTGTTCCTCTTAGAGATAGCTTTGGCTTTCGCCTTTGCGTCTTCCTTGGACGTTGCGCCCCATGCTTTAAGAGAAAGTAAAAGTCGGGTAGGCTTTCCATCTTTCATCTCAGCGCCAGGCATATTGCCCATTCGTGCTAAAAAGGATGCCCTACGAGGGTTGTCTCCCGACTTCACTGGAGGTTTGAGATCGCCGCCAGTTGCTGCATTATAGGATGAACGACCCTTTGCGTTCAAGCCCCCAGCCTTGGCTTGGCCTTCTTTTCGCTGCCAAGCAGGCGTTTTCATTTTTTCTTTACCTTTGCTTGTGAAAGCGCAATAGCCAATGCTTGCTTAGGATTCTTGACCACCTTTTTGTTGGTGGTCAATTCACCGGCCTTAAACTCGCGCATGACCTTGCTGATTTTCTTTTCAGCCTTGGTCTTCATTTCTTTTTGGCCTTGTTCGCCATGTTTGTAGCAGTGCGCTGGCCGCGCTTTGGCATTGGTTTACCAACGGCAATCATAAAAGTAACTGCTGGTTCGCCACGCTTTTTTGCACCTTTGACAGCACTATTTGCGTCTTTGTAAGTGTCAGTCTTCTTGGCTGAAGACATTTTTGGTGATTTACCGTACATGATTTATCCTTTTGATTTACGAGGGCGACCCATCTTCTTGAGCGGTGCTAGCATGGGCAAAGGTTTGATTTCAGGCTCAACTTGCTCATCCAGACGCACATAGCCCTGATGACCACGCATAGAGTCAATGTCCACTTGCTGGGTAAAAGTTACAGTAGTTCCTGATTGCAAACAGCGAAAAGTTGCCATGATTATCCTAAAAAAAGGGGGCCGAAGCCCCCAGTTTAGACAGTACGGACAACAATGCACTTAACAGTAGTGCTTGCCAAATCCAATGTACCGCCAGATTCGTTTTGGAAACGAATAGAGACAACACCCGCTGCTGAAACATAAGGTGTGATGCTGATGCCAGAGACATCTACACCCATACTTACATTCAGCACGATGTCGCCCAGAGCAACGCCTGGAACTGCGATGGTGTTTGTTTCACCAGCGCCATCAGCCAAAGACGATGCGTTTAGCGTTGCTGATACAGACCAAGTGTCTGAAAAAAGACCTCGGAACTGGTCATTGCCTCTGCGTGAGGTAACTGCTGTTGCTGCTGCCATTTTCTAACTCCTTAAAAATAATGCCCCCATTGCTGGGGGCTTGGGGTTAGGCTGGCACTGCCAACGCATAGGCGCTAGAAGACAGCGCTGCACCAGTAGTAGCGGCTGCACGAAGTGCGGCAACGCCGTACAGGGTGTCCGATGTAAACAAAGTGGCAAGGTAGTCTTGCTTGTACTGAGTTTGTGAACGGATACCGATTTGCTCCACCAGAACCATTGCGTCCTTGTGACCCATCAGGCAGATACGATCTGTCGTAGAGTTACCAGCGCCAGTATCAGCATTGCTAGATGTGAACACAGGGATGCCGTACAGATTACCGATTTCACCAGTACGGATCGCATTGCCATTGCCCACAAAAGCCTGTTCCGTGTAACGGCTCAGACCCATCAGCGTGTTACGGCTGGATGGAGGGATCAGGAAAAAGCGATTGTCCATAGGAGTATCGTTATCGTCCAAACGCTGAATGGTGCGGCGAATAGCAGCATCAGTCAGAGCGGCAGCATTGGAAGTCGTGCTGTTGTAAGCAGTTGTGCCATCAGAGCCGATGAAAGCCTTGGTGGATGTGTTGCTTGTTGCATAGTCGTTAGTGCCGACAGTAGCACCGTTAAATGCACGACCCAATTGGATCAAGCTAGTGTCTACTTGCTTGGCTAGCGCATAGCCAGCATCAGCAGTGTAGAACTGGCGCAAGCTGTTCAGGGCTTGTGCTTCAACGATGTCCTCAATGAAACGTGAATATTCAAAGTGCTTGTTAATAGACACTTGAATTTCTGTCTCAGTATCGGCAATCAGAGTAACGGCAGTAGATGCCGCTTTTGCTGAAGCTGAACCACGGGTAGGTGCAGGGATGTGAACCACATCGCCCTTCTTACCTTTAAAGTTCATTTTCATAACGATGTTCGCCAGAACAAGATTTTTCTTGTAAGCGGCGATGATTTCATCACTCCAAATTTCGGGGATGAACGTTGCTGCGGTAGTTACTGTTACCGCTGGGGTAGGATATGCCATGTTAATTCTCCAGTTAAATTATCGAACACGACCCTCTGCGTAAGCTGTGAGTATTTCATCACTAAGTGCTTCATAACGCGAAGGGTCAGTCATTTTGAGACGAATAAGATCGGCGCGTCTGTAGACCCGTTTTGAACTCTCGCCAGAGCCACCAACATCAACTTGCGCTGCTTTCATGGTCTTGGTTCGTGCAGCAGTCTCTGCTTGCCCCGATTCCTTGGCCTTAATGCCGCGCAATTCTTTGTAAGTGGACAACAATTCATTGGCCGAATCGAAATCAAAGTCACCATCTGCTCTTGCATAAAGTCCCAAGCGAATAGGTGAAGACTTCACCCACTCCTGAAACCCAGTATCGTTGACCACTTGGGAGTAGTCAGGATGCTCTTGCGTTAGCCTCTGCTGAATCTGCATCTTTTTGAAATCTTGACCCGCTTGTCGAGCCGCGAGAACATCTGGATGTTTATCAATCGTCGTTTGAACTGCTTTTTGAGGGTTCTCAAAAAAAAATCAAAATATTTTTTCAGAATCGCTCCTTTTTTAAAATTAAGTAAAGCTTTCTTGTATAAAATGGAATAAACTTTTGAAAATCACTCAAAAACAGAATGCCTACCAAATAGTATTTCTCAGGTGGCTGCTCAAACGTATTTTGCTTAGTATCTTTGTGGCAGTACTATAAATCCAAATCGACTTAGCCATGATTATAGGTGTTCCTAAGGAAATCAAAAACAATGAAAACCGAGTAGCACTCACTCCTGCGGGTGCCAAAGAATTAATCAAAAGAGGCCATCAGGTCTATGTACAACAGACTGCAGGTATTGGAAGTGGTTTTTCTGACGAAGACTACAAGGCTGCGGGTGCGAGCCTATTGCCAAGCATCGAAGCCACCTACCAAATTGCTGAAATGATCATGAAGGTGAAGGAACCGATTGAATCTGAGTACAGCTTGATTAAGCCAAACCAACTTTTGTTTACTTATTTCCACTTTGCTTCCTACGAACCTTTAACCAAGGCTATGGTGGCAAGTAAAGCCATTTGCTTGGCTTACGAGACGGTAGAAAAGTCAGACCGAAGCCTTCCCCTATTGGTTCCCATGTCCGAGGTAGCGGGTAGAATGGCCATTCAAAAAGGAGCCAACTACCTTGAAAAGCCTCTAGGAGGTAGAGGAATCCTATTGGGAGGTGTTCCTGGTGTACTTCCTGCCAAGGTATTGATTCTAGGTGGTGGCATTGTGGGTACCCAAGCGGCCTGGATGGCTGCAGGACTAGGTGCAGATGTGATCATCATGGATGTGTCCCTTCCAAGAATGCGCTACTTGGCAGATGTCATGCCTGCCAACGTGAAGACCATGATGTCTAACGAGTACAACATTCGTGAACAAATCAAACAAGCTGACCTAATCGTAGGTGCGGTATTGATTCCTGGGGCAAAAGCTCCGCATTTGATCACCAAAGACATGTTGAAGGACATGAAAAAAGGTGCTGTATTGGTGGATGTAGCGGTAGATCAAGGAGGTTGCATCGAAACCTGTAAGCCTACTACCCACGAGAATCCTACCTACATCATCGACGATGTGGTTCACTATTGCGTAGCCAATATGCCAGGTGCAGTACCTTATACCTCTACCCTAGCATTGACCAACGCTACCCTTCCTTATGCCATCCAATTGGCGGATAAAGGCTGGAAGAAGGCCGCACAAGAAAATGCGGATCTAGTACCTGGTCTAAATGTGATTCAAGGAGATATTGTATACAAGGCTGTAGCAGAAGCATTTAACATGCCCTACACTCCGGTTGAAAAGTACCTTTCTTAAAGTAGGTAGAACTGCCCAAACAAAAATCCCAGCAAGGCCTTCTTGCTGGGATTTTTTTTGCTTAAAAACAAGACCGATTCTATGCACCGTACGCTTAACCTATTTGGACTTGAATGTCCTGAATCCAAAATACTTTAATTTTCAGACACTGCAACCAAGCCTTTTAAAAATTCTACTAGGTCCATTCCCAATTGCTGTTGGTAACCATACAGTATCGCATCAAAAAGAAGTAAAAAAGCACCTTGAAGGAGTATGGATTTTCCAAAACCAATCCACTTCTCTTTCTCCATGCGCCTCCCCCTTTCAATAAGATAGAGCCCAAGGGCAATGTAACCGAAGTCTAAGGCGGCATTCGCCAGGAGAATTTTTTCAATTTCTTGCTGTGCAACCAATACCTCCCAAAAATTCAAAACAGCTACTTGGCTTGCCTGCCAATACCCAAAGCCGGCAATCCCCAAATTGACTAGGTTCCAGTAAGCATTCATCTGGTGAAAGGCCTGGACTTGGCCTCTTGTCTGCATGCCTCGGATGGT